AAAAAAAACACAGAAAGTAGGGTTGACGAATGAACAGCTTATTCAATTCTGTATTAGAAACTGCCTCTTTGTTTAAAAACTGTGATGGCTATTCGCAAAGTGTAATATTAAAAGAGGAATGCGCAGAGCTAATCGTAGCTTTATCGCATTTTGACAGAAATAGAGAGGGGTCTTTTAATGAGATGTTAGAGGAATTATCTCATGTTCTAATATCCTGTTTTGCATTTATAATTTGTGCAAATATTAAAGAGGAGGATCTTATAGCGGAAGTAAATAGAAAATACAATAAGTATCATTTTTTGAAAAGCGAGGTGAAAACCCATGAAAGAAAAAATTAAGATTACAATCACTTTAACCGATGATAACATCGTTTTGTATGGTGAGAATACGCAAGACTTGACCGAAGATGCTAGCCAGTCTCGCTAAGACTCCAAGTATTTTACAGGAAGGATACCCAACAAATGAAAAAAGAAGTCGTGATTAAAATTACTTTGACCGATGATAACATTACTCTTGATGGTCAGAACTTGCCAGAACTGACCGAGAATGACATTATTGATAGTATCAAGGTGCTTGTCACTCTTGCCAAGACTATGAATCTTATATGGGAAGGAGACTCAACAGATGAAAATGCGTAAATTCGTCATCGAGATTCACCCCGACGGCACTTTGACGTGCTGCGAGTATGAGGACCCTAAAGAGTCCTTCCGGGCCGCAACTGAACGTGCGTGGCTGGCCGGTTATCGGCAAGCACTCAAGCATTGCGACGAGCAGGTGAACACGCTTAAGGGTTACAAAGGCACTTGCCAATCATCCGCTCTCATGTACCAGGGGGCCGAATCCGTCCGCTATGTGGTGTTATCGGCCTATCGTAAATACCTTAACACAAAAAAATAAGTCGAAACGGCCTCGGGCCGTCTACCGGGACCGCCCGCCCGGTATTGATAATGACAGGGCACATATTGAAAGGAGTTTTGTATTATGTCCGAAGCGATGATGAAGCCCGAAAACAATGGTGCTGTGATGGTGTCTGATGTGATGAACACCGGTATCGGGTACACAGACATGAATCTTTCTGACCGCTCTGCCGCGGTCGCATTCTACAATGCAACGAGCAACCCCGCCAACAAGCTGAAGGAGCATGTCAATGAGGTTCTGTCGCTGGTTCATGTCTCCGTGGAGTGCGTTGAGGTCCGTAAGGACGATGTCCCCGAGGGCAGAGCGATTGCCCCGCGTGTCGTCCTCATTACCGACGATGGGCAGTCGTACGCCTGCGTATCCGTCGGCGTATATCAGTCTCTGAAGCGTATGTTCACGCTGCTGGGGACCCCTGACACGTGGACGGAACCGGTAAAGATCAAGCCTGTGCTGATCAGCACCAAAAAAGGTCAGGTTTTGTCTTTGAATCTGGTTTAATCTAACCAAAGGCCGCCGCAAATGCGGCGGCCTTATTTATTATAGGAGGGCCCATGAAAAGTAAAGATAACAGAGTATCCTTGCTGAACTGTGACGACTCCATGATATATCTTGCATCGGCTATTGTATACAGTGGAGTCACAAACAAAGATGTTAAATTTTTCCGTTCCGAATGGGCCAAAATCATTTTTAACGGTCTTGGCATTGAAGCGGACCCCCTCGACTGGTATTATATGATCTTAGATAGGAAGGAGAGACAGAAGCATGGCAGTAGGCGCAGCTAAAGCAAGGGCGAAACTCAAATACAGTTCCGAGCTGTACACCCCCTATGCCTTGGAGTCATGGCCCGATAATCAAATGCACAAAGAGTATACCCGACTTCGTGACATTGCGCTGAAACGTATTAAGCGCTTATCAAAAGACCCCATCAGCGGCACCAGCGACATTTATAAAGAATTTGCCGGGGGGTTCCCAACTCTAAAGGCAATGCGCGGAGACCGTAAAGCATTGGAGCAGGCTCTGGCAGATGTAGCGCGTTTTGTGCGCTCCAAAGGCTCCACCGTGGGCGGTGCGCGTGCAGAATTTGAGCAAAAAATGAAAGTGGGCGGTATTGATATAGCCGACGTTCCCGAGGATCAATACGCATTCTTGTCCGAGTGGTGGGAGATCGTTAAAGCGTCGGGCGTGTATTACTATCCGTCTGACCAGCCGGTCATGTACTGGCGCGAGAAAGGCGGCTACAACGTCAGTATTGACGATTTTGTAAAGTGGCAACAAGGTGAGGTCAACTATGGCACAGAGTGGGACTATAGCGAGGGGAGCAGCTCTGCCGACCTGCGCGGAGGTTTTGGTGGAGGCTTGTAATTACAATCCGGTTCCCTGGCTCATGGAGCACCTGGACAGAAAGCACACTAAAGGCAAGAAGCGCAAAACAAACAAAAAACGATTGTATGTGGATATGCCTTGTGCATTTGATATTGAGACTAGCCGAGTATGTATTGACGCCGACGACAACCCCCACACCATTATGTATATATGGCAATGTCAACTTGGTTTGGATATTACCATAATCGGCAGGACGTGGGATGAGTGGTTGAATTTTACAGGTGCGATCAGCGACTACTTGCAAGCTAACAGCGGCCCGCAAGGTGACTGGTTTCTGTGTATGTACGTTCACAATTTGGCCCACGAATTCCAATATCTGTCGGGGGTTCTGGATTTTGGTCCCGGTGACGTATTCGCCAGCAAGCCCCGGTGCGTTCTGAAATGTGACAACCGAGCTATTGAATACCGATGCAGTATGCGCCACAGTAACTTGTCCCTTGATGCTTGGGGCAAGCAGCTGGGCGCACCTCATGCCAAATTGACCGGTACACTCGATTATTCAAAAGTGCGGTATCCCTGGACTCCCTTGACATCTACAGAATTAGCGTATTGTGTCAATGATGTCCGGTGTATTGTAGAGTGCTTGTTAATTGAGATGAAGCGAGACGGCGACGACCTGTATACGTTACCATTAACTCGTACCGGCTATGTCAGACGGATGGCCCGTGAAGCTATGTACAAATGGGGCATTAAACGGGTTAAGCGTTTATTGCCGTCGTGGGAATTGTATCAAATGCTGCGCGAGGCATTCCGAGGGGGCGACACTCACGCCAACCGCTATTATGTTGGGATGCACTTAGAAAACGTCGGCTCCGTTGACATGTCCAGCGCCTATCCCGCCACACAGTGTGAATGCTATTTCCCTATGACTCCATTTAGGCAGGAATCAGCCACCGTTGAGCGGCTAATGCAATGTATGAGACACGGCAAAGCGTGCTTGATGCGCTTGCAAGTAAAAGGCTTGCGCCAGCGCTTTAAGTGGTGGGGATTTCCCTATATCCCCCTTGCGAAGGTTCGGCACTGTGAAGGATACATAAACGACAATGGCCGATTGCTGTCTGCCGATCATTTTGAAATCACCATTACAGATATAGATTTTAGAATCATTGCCAAAGAATATGATTGGGACGCCCTTAACGTTCTGGACCTTTACACTTCTGATTATGGCAAATTGCCTAAACCGTTAACGGATTGTGTCAAAGAGAGTTACACCGGTAAGACCTCCCTTAAAGGTGTAGCCGGTCAAGATTTGTATTATGTTAAGGCCAAGGGCGATCTGAATAGCTATTATGGTATGACCGCACAAGACCCCTTGCAGCTGGACACACTTTTTGACGAGGACGACCCCGACAATATCTGGAGCGAATGCACCGACGACCCGGAGGGCAGTTATAACGATCACCGCCCACACTTGTTCCTACCGTACCAATGGGGCGTGTGGACGACTGCCCACACGCGCAAGCGCCTAAAAATAGCGCAATGGGCCGCGGGCAAGAATGGCGTGTACGGCGATACAGACAGTGTAAAATACATGGGCAATATTGATTTGTCGGACTTTAACAAAGCAGTGAAACAACTTGCAAAAGACAACGGCGCTTGTGCCACCGACACAAAAGGCCACACCCATTATATGGGTGTGTACGAGCAGGAGCGCAGCTATGCGGAGTTTATGACGTGGGGCGCAAAAAAATACGCAACTACCTATAAAAAAGGCGGGCCGATCACTACTACCATAGCAGGAGTCAACAAGCGGAAGGGCGGTGTAGAGCTGGCCCTGTGGGGTGGTTTTGAGGTATTCAAGCCCGGGTTCACTTTTTGTCTGGCGGCAGGAAATCAGGTTATTTATAATGACCGCCCAAATGTGCCCGATTTTGTGGTTGAAGGGCACACGGTACACATAACAAGAAACCTGTGTATTTGTGATAATACCTACACTTTGGGAATAACCGACGAATACGCAAAGATACTAGGGTACAAGATTATGGAGGTTATCTGATGATTAAACTTTATACCGATGAAGGATGGCCGAATTTTTCCGAAAAAGACGGCATTTTGTCAACAGGGGCGCCTATTATTTTTATATGGGGCGGACGTGGCACCGGCAAGACCTATGGAGCGCTAAAGCACGTCCACCAGACCGAGGAGGAATTTCTGTATCTGCGCCGCACGCCGCAGCAAGCGGAACTTATTTGTGCGTCGCCCAGTATGTGGCCGTGGTCTCCGTTGAACGACGATTTACAAACGCATTATGCCCCGTTCAAATTGCCCAAGATAGCGGGACTATATGAAGTGGGCAACGCAGGAGCCTACACGGATACAGGAGCGCCCATTAAACCAGCCAAGATGTCGGGCGCAGTGGGTAGTGTGGTCACTCTTGCCCGCACCCGTGGTTTTTCAAGTCCTCATACTAATATAATTATTCTGGACGAATACCAGAAAGAAGAATCCGACTATTACCGACGCGGTGAGGGCGTGGGCCTTGCTAATATTTATGAGACAGTCAACCGTAACCGAGAATTAAAAGGGCAAAAGCCCTTGACGCTGTTGTGTATGTCAAACGCTGTTGGCATGGCAAACCCCTATTATATGCAATGGGAAATTACAGACACCGTTGAGAAGATGATCGGGAAGAAAGAGCGCGTTAAGCTGCTCGCTGATAAAGGCATTCTTTTGATTGATCTTGTGGATAGCCCTATTGCAAAGGAAAAAGCAAATACGGCCCTCTATAGGTCCATGACCGGCACAGATTTTTACAGATCAGCTATCGAGAATCAGTACAGCGCCGAAGAAAAGAGTTTGGTTGTGTCCCGGCCCTTGCGTGAATACTACCCGCTTGTACAAATTGGGCGGTGTTGCATCTACGAACATAAGAGCAGACCACTATATTATGTATGCCGCCACAGGTCTGGCGAGATGCCCACCTATGGCACCGGCGACTATGAGCGAAAACGTTTTAGGGCCGCGTATGGGTACATCTGGCCCGCATACTTGCAGCGGCAACTTGAATTTGAGCGGTACTCGGATGAAATTTTCTTCCGTGAATATTGCGGTACTTGACTTTTTTACGCAGTTGTTATATATTAAAGTTAATCCCCGGTGCCCACAGGCAGCCCCCAGAAGGGGCGGGCAAGCGTCAGCCAGCGCAAGAACCGGGGATTTACTTGTATCTGCATTGGAGGTGTACAAAATGGATGCTAATAGTATGATTCAGGCTATTTCTAACGTGGGTTTTCCCATTGCCGCGTTCTTGCTGATGTGGTATCAGTGCAACACCGTTGTTAAGGAGAACACGGCGGCTATCACCGAGATGCGGATTGCTCTGGACGACATCAAGAAGGGGAGTTGACCAATGGGTTGTTATATCATTTTCGCCCAATCTATCACAAATGTACGCGCGTACCTGCTGGCTGATTTGTGCGCTCGTTTGGGCATTGCCTATTATAGCGACTGGGCCGACGCCGACCACACGCGGCAGTGCTGCGCAGTGGGCCCCGTAACCAAAGGAGACAAAGACCAAGTTATTAAATGCTTGGCGCATGACACATACGTTGTAATGGAGGCGACCAAAGTTGAAAATCAGTGAAAAAGCGGCCCTCGCTATGGCCGGATATACCAAAGCAGAAATCGAAGCTATGGAGAAGCCGCAGCCCGTGCCGCAGCCCGTGCCGCAGCCCGCGCCGCAGCCCGTGCCGCAGCCCGTGCCGCAGCCTGCGCCACAGCCCGCGCCACAGCCCGCGCCGCAGTACGATGGCCTTGAGACCCTGCTGCAGCAGCTTTTGCAGGGTCAGCAGACTACCGCGCAAGCAATGCAGACTATGACCCAGACGTTGCAGGCGAACGCGCTTGGCCTCGGCATCCAGCAGCAGCCGACGGCAGACGCTGCCACGGTGACGGCCCGAATTATTGACCCGACTTATGGAACGGAGGTGAAGTGAGATGCCCATGGGTATGGATTTTGCGGACATTGCCGCAATTTTGACCGAGATCAACAAACTGGCCACGGGCCAGACGCCGACGTCGCCCATCGTGGACACGTCTAGCTTTGTGTCTGTTGCGCAGGCCACGTTGCTGACCGGCCCCGACAATTACACCAAAGCAATCAGCCAGGTGTTGGGCCGTACCATTTTTGCCGTCCGCCCCTACGATGCACCATTGAAGCGCTTGCAGGTCACGGGCGACGACTGGTCGAACCATGTGCGGAAGATCAATTTCTGCGACAGTGACCCCGTCACCGATGAGGCGTGGGCGCTGGATGACGGCCAGAGCGTGGACATGTACGAAGTCCACAAGCCCAAAGTGCTTCAGACAAACTACTACGGCCAGACCAATTACAGCCGCGTGTACACGCAGGCTGATACCCAGATGGAGGCGGCATTCAAGGGGCCCGAGGAACTGGCGCAGTTCTGGGCTTCGTTCGTGCTGCATCTGTCGAACCAGATCGAGGCAGACCGGCGCAACCTTGCCAACAACCTGATGGCGAACCATCTGACCGGCATGACGAAGACCAGCCCCGACAGCGTTATCTATCTGCTCGATGAGTACAACGCCCAGCAGGGCACCAAACTGACGGTGCAGGACGTTTACAAAGAAGCGAACTTCCCGGGTTTTGCAAAGTACGCATATGGCCGTATCAACGACATTTCCCGCCTAATGAAAGAACGGTCCATCAACTGGCATCAGAATTGGGTGATCGGCGGCACGACGTACAACATCATGCGACACACTCCGTATGATCGTCAGCACCTTTACCTGTACAGCGGCACGCAGAGTCAGATCGACGCCCGCGTGATTCCCGAGGTGTTCCATGACAACATGCTGAAGTATCGTGACGCCGAGCAGGTCACGTTCTGGCAGAACATCGACAAGCGTGAGACCATCTCCGCGACGCCTGTTGTGACCACTGCCGCCGGTGTGGCATCCAAGAATGCCGCGGTGCAGCTGTCGAATGTGTTTGGCTGCCTGCTGGATTGGGACTCCATCGGCTACACTCCGAAGCTGTCTCGCGTCGTCCCGACTCCCATGAACGCCCGCGGCCTGTATACGAACTTCTGGTATCACTACGGGTGGTCGTGGTACGATGATTTCACCGAGAACGCCGTTCTGTTCCTGATGACCACCGGCGACGTCACCGCACCCAGCACGGGCAAAGCCTCCACCCTTAAAACCACCACGCACAAGGACGAAGACCCCTCTATGTCCTGACCAGCACCGGCGGGCGTCTGCCCACCGGTTATTTTATAGGAGGTGCAAAATGCAAGCTACCTTTTATCAGTTCGCAAAGCGCACCAATAGCACAAAGCTTCCCAGCGGTGGGCAGGGGTTTGGAATTGACCTTAAAGCCCCCTGTAATATCATTGACCCCGAGATCAAGATCGCCGCACAGAGTGACCCCACCGGGTTCAATTATTGTTACCTTCCCACGTTCAGCCGGTATTACTGGGTGAAGAACTGGACATATTCGGACGGGCTTTGGAATGCGTCGCTGACTGTTGACACTCTTGCCAGCTACCGGGAACAGATCGGCAATAGTACGGAGTATGTGGTGAGGTCGTCCGCTAAGTATGATGGCACAATTTCAGACGGCCTTTACCCGGCAACCGCTAAAGTGCAGAGTGTAACAACCGCTTTTCAAGGTGGCTTTGCGGAAACAATCAGCGGAGGCTTTTTTGTTATCGGCTTTATCTCCAAAGCGGCCAACTCCATCGGGGCTATAACCTATGTAGTTATGACCCCCACAAATGCTAAAAAACTATCTGCAAAATTGCTGACTGATGTGTCATACCTTAGTATTGACAATTCAGAAATTAGCGACAATTTAACAAAGGTACTCTTTAATCCGTATCAATATATCGTAAGTTGCAACTATTTTCCATTTGACATCGCTGAACTCACCGCGCATTTGCCGCTTGTGGCTAAGATCGACGTGGGGTGGTGGTCTGTGAATGTACCTGGCTGGATTTTGGGCGAAGATAACAATAACTTCAAAAAATCGGTAAGTGTGACTGTACCGAAGCACCCCCAGGCGGCAAATCGTGGCGAGTATTGCAATGTTGCCCCTTACACGGATTACACTATTTATTTGCAGCCCTTTGGAGTGATACCCCTTGATGCCTCTAAAATGTGGGGGGCTGCCACATTATCTATACAATATGTGGCGGACCTTTTCACCGGTGACAGCGTACTGCGCATATTTACCAATGGTAACCAGCTGGTATACGAGACAACCGCAAAACTAGGTGTATCGGTGCAGCTGTCAAATATTAACTTTGGTATCCCCTCCGGCAGTGGGGGTCTTTTGCAAACTGGTATTGCTGCAGCGTTTGGAGGTCTACAAGCGGCATTATCTGGCGGAACTTTATCGGACGTCGGAAACGGTATTTTAAATGCAGCGCAAGCAACCAATGCAGATGTTGCAAGCAAAGGTGCTACAGGGTCTGCAATCGCCTTTGATATGGCGCCCTATATGGTTGCCCGATTTAAAATTATTGCGGACGACAACAACGAGGACCACGGCAGGCCACTATGCCAACGCTTGCAGCTGTTCAGTATCCCGGGATTCATCATGGTAGACGCCCCCGACATTGCATTAACCGCGACTGCCGCCGAGATTGACAGTGTTAAAAGTTATATGAAAAATGGATTCTTTTTAGAGTAGGAGGCATAAACGATGGCAGTATATAAACAGTGCATTACTGATGTATCACCGATCAGAGTGACCGCCGGTTATCCTGCATACAAGGATGGCAGCCCTCACCGGGGCATTGACACAGTCCACGGAGATCATAAATCTTACGCGCCCGAGGCGGGCGTTGTGGTCGTGGCCCAGCACTGGAACGGCAGCACCTCGGGCGATCAGTCGTGGGGAAACATGATTAAGGTACGGATGGCCGACGGCACGACATGGCGAGCCGCACACTTTGCCTCGCAAATTTGGAACGTGGGCGACACAATCTCCAAGGGGCAGTTCATCGGCACGCAGGGCGAAACCGGCAACGTGACGGGCATTCACACACATTGGGAGTATGCCGACGCCGCCGGAAACTTGAGGGACCCGTCCGGCATTATCAGAATCCCGAATCAGGTGGGGACA